ATTGAGATATGGTGGTGATATTAGAGGTCCTACAACAACTGGCGGTGGCAGCGGTGGCAACGGTACTTATAAATTTTATTTAATGAATCAATATATAGCAGACGCAGCAAGTCAAGTTTCAACCCCACCAGCTTCATATTTACGATGGAACACTCCTGCTCAATCATCTGCATCTGTAATATATGTAAATCAAGCATGTAAAACAGCTGGACAATCAATAACTACTCCATTAAACAATGCAAAAAATGCTGGTATATCATTTGCTGGCGGCGTTATGACAATCGGCGGAGTTGATGCTAATAACCAATTAACCACTCAGTGTGTTAATTATGATATTATCGGTGAACCGGTATATATCGGCGATGTTTGGCAGTTTCCTGTACAATTTAAATCGGTTTATGGTAATCCGTTTGCAACCGGCGCTACGGTTGTATTTGCAGTAACAGTTTAATTGATAACACTTATTATAGATGTATAATATTGTGTATGACTGCTAAAAATATTTTACAGATACAATTAGAAGAAGCTATTCAGATGTTACGATTAGTAGCAAATGAAGAACGTACATGTGTAGAAGTACGAGAATGGCTAGAACAAAACTATCCGGAAGATACTGATAAAGATAGTCAAAATATAATTAACTTAATAATAAAGAATATTTCAAAATAACCGTTTAATTCGTGCGTAGATTTTGAATTCTACCAATATGCATAAATAGATATGCAACATTTTGGAGGATTTAAACAATGGCATTCCAACCTACACTAAGTAAATTTGGTGTACCACTACAAGCCGGTACAAGTGGTATTGGCATCCTAATGCCTAAACTAAAATACAGATTTAGGGTTAGTATGCAGAATTTTGGTCCGATTGGTACAGCTCTAGCTTTAACTAGACAAGTTGAAACATGCGGGCGTCCGGTACTAAACCATGATATGGTTGAACTCCATAGCTATAACAACATAGTCTATATTCCAAAGAAACCAAACTGGTCGAATATAGAAATTAAGGTTCGCGACGACGTTTCAAACAGTGTCAGTTCTCTTGTAGGAGCACAGATTCAGAAACAAATGAATCACTTTGATCAGACAAGTGCATTAGCTGGTATTAACTTTAAATTCACTACAATTATTGAAGTACTAGACGGCGGTAATACTGGTGTTCTTGAGAATTGGTATTTAGAAGGTTGTTATCTAGAAACTGTTAACTACGACAGTCATGATTATACATCAAGCGATCCTGTTGCAATAACTCTAACAGTTCGCTTTGATAATGCAACACAAGATAACACTATCATGCCACAGATTCAACCACCGACTGGATTAGGCCCTATGGCTTAATTAACAGTATACATTTTATAAGTTATAATAAGGCTACTAAAAGTAGCCTTATTTTTTTGGTCATAAATAAAACTATGACACTTTATATAAGACAAAAACCTTACGCATCTACATTCTTTGGGGCACGATGGCCCGGTCAAAGAATGGACAAACTTCCCCGTTACAAATTTATGTATTATGTTAGCTTTAAATTAAGCGACGATGCATTGAGCTGGGTTGGAGAAAATCTTAAAAATTTAGATAGTTGGCAATCCGGAGTTAGTTTTAAAGTGCATTCGATTGATAAACCATCAGTAGATTTGCCGTCAACCACTCTAAGTCAATACAATAGAAAACGTAATGTTTACAGTAAAGTTGAGTATCATCCGTTTAATATCAAAATGTATGATACGGTTGACGACTTACCTCTTATGTTATGGAAAAAATATTTCACGTATTATTTCGGAGATAGTAGATTAGGACCGGATGCTACTGGTAATGATATGAAAAACGACACAATGGATGTAAGCCAAAGTGTAGTAGATAATAGTATAATTAAACCAAATTTATGGGGGTTAAATCCTGTAAAAGAAAACACATATTTCTTTGACAAAGTAGAACTTTATGCTATTTTTGGTAAAAATTATACACAGATAAATTATATTAAACCTAAAATTAGTAAAATAGATTGGCAACAGTATGATTCAACGTCATCTGAACTTGCAGAAGTTTCTATGACATTAGAATACGAAGCATTAGAATATCTAGATTCTGGTAGTGTTTCTCCAGAACTACAAGAACGATTTGGATTTAATATAGAAGCACCACTTGAACCTAAAGATCAATATTATCCAGATGCTGGTGCAAGTAAATTAAGCGCACCTAAGCCTGATACACAAAATATGATAAAGAGTTTATTAGCAAGTAAAGTACCAACTAATCCGACAGATCTATCAGCTAGTATATCAAATCAATTCCAAGTGGCGAATAGTACTTTGAATATTTTCAATGGTAATGGGTTAGATTCGATTTCTTCCATGTCTGGTACTGTTATAGGACAGACAACTGCACCACTTAATTCATATCTTACCTCATTTGGAAGTAGTACAAATGCTGCAAACCTTTCTCAATTTATCGGTACGGGATCTAGCGGAATACCTGCGTCGCCTGGTGTGCTAGGAACCTTTGGAAATTTTGATTTCGGTGGAACTACAAATGGTTGATTGGAAATGTAATGGCTAATAACGATATTATTTCAAAAAATATTAAAAAACAAATCGCCCTTAATACCGGGCAGTTAGCGATTACCTCTAATAACGGTACGACAAGTTTTGTTGATGTAACACATAATAATGTTTTAGGTAGCGGTGCTAATGCCTCGAATTACGTTCTTAGTAATGCACCTGGAACATACACATCTAATTTAAAAGCAGAAGTCTATAACTATGCAAAAGGTATATTTAGCGGCCAGGATGTACCAGTTGAATTAATCGAAAGTTTAAGTAGTTTAGCAACATATTACGTTAGTAAAACCGGGTCTTCGGTTCAAGATCTATTTAAAAATGGAGAACTTCAACCTGCGTTTCTTAATACCGTAAATACTTTTTTAAATAGTTCTATTCAATTTGGTTATAGACGGTTGAATACGAATCAACCATGGGTTAATAATCCAACATTACATGGTAATATAAATGCAGCTTTTCAACCTTCTCAACCTAGAACTAATTTACCAGTTCAGATAACAACAAGTTCATATCCTGCATCTGAATCAACTGGTTCAATAGTTTCTGTATATGAAACAAGTGATGTAGTTAATACAGATAACACAATTAATTCTAATAATACAGGGTCTACTAGTTCTGTATCAACCTGGGTGCGATACTTGTTTGATTCGTCAGGAACAGCTGAACACGTAGAAGATTCGGCTATAGACAGTACAGGAAATATCATAGTAGTTGGATCTGCAACTAATATGGGTCAAGAAATCGGATGGATTACAAAACTTGAAAATCAATACGGATCAGTTCTTTGGGATAAAAAGGCAACATTAGTAAGTGGCGATTCATCTAGAATTAAACGAATTTTAATCGACAAATCGAACAACATTTTTATTGCTGCTAGGGCAGTAAATGTACCAGAAATTATAACAATAGTTAAATTAGATATTAATTGTAATGTAATATGGCAACAATCAATAAATCCCGGCGGAGAAATTCAAGATTTTGTTTTAGATGAAATTAATCAATATGTTGTAGTAATCTTTAATGCTTACGATGAAATTAATAATAATTATATCTTTAAGTTTAATTATAATGGCAGCTTATTAGTAAGTCAGCAGATTAGTTCTGTAACACAGCCATTAGTATCTGTATCAGCTGATTTCAATTTACTCGGTAATTTATTTTTAGTTGGTAATATTCCGGGTAGTAATACAATAAGGATATTAATATTTAATACTTTAGGTAACTTAATTGATAATGGGTCTGCAAGTTATGGAACCGGATTAATTAATAGTATTGATCATATATTAGTAAGATATTCGGCAGATAATACATTCTGTGTTACAACAGTTGGACCAAAATCTCCGTACACATTTATTAGTGTAGTTGATCACTTTAATTTAGATACCAGTATAAATGAAAATGATACAAATGAATATCTTATCGGAACTGTAGGATGTTCTATTAACGATTTTGTTATAAGGGACAATATTCATTATGCCATAACTAAGAATTTTAATAATAATGTAAATTCTTTTGGAACTACTATTATGAATTTCAACGTTACCGCATCTGGGACAGTTAATAGCTATGATTTTTATAATTCTAAAAATGCAAATGCAACAGCAACTTCCAATACTATTTCAATAACATCTGATAGTGTGATAATAAGTGGATCTGCTACTTACGATTCAATTACTCAATTCCATTCTGGTCCTGTAGCAGTAATTTCTAAAGTGCCAAAAGATGGGACCGGATTAGGAAGTTTTGGACAAACGTATCAATATATCAACAGTAATTCGATTATAGCACACACATTAACATATTATTCAGGAAGGACGACACCTTCAGATTTGATAATTACACCTGTTGTTCCAGATATAACCGGCAATACAGCCGTGACATTTAGTACATACAATAGATCAAGTATAACTATAGTTCACGATTAAGGTTGTAATATGAAAAATAAAGAATTAATGAGTTTAATAAATGTCAAAATATAGCCAAGGGGAATTTTTCCCAAAGAATCCACAAAAACTAGTAGGTAATGCTAAACCAGTATATAGGTCTAGCTGGGAACTTGCTATGATGACATTCCTTGATAGTCATCCTAGTGTTATACAGTGGGCAAGCGAAAGTATTAAAATACCATATGTAAATCCACTTACTGGTAAAAGAAGTCAATACGTACCTGATTTTTTAGTGCTATATAAAGATAAGAATGGTAAACAACACGCAGAACTAGTAGAAGTAAAACCCAAAAAAGAAGCATTAGCAGAAAATGCAAGAAGTAAGAGAGACAAAGCATTTTTAATGATTAATACTGCTAAATGGGGTGCAGCAATGACTTGGTGTAAAAAGAATGGTATTACGTTTAGGCTCATTACGGAAGACCAACTTTTTTATCAGAAAGGTAAAAAATGAGCAAGAGATTCAAGCAGTTAGAGGACACGTTTAATTTAGAGGACGCAATCCTTGATAATGATTCCGAAACTGAAAATGAGACTGAACAGTTAGATGACGACATAAGTGATTCTGTTCCTGCCGAAGTGCCACAACCAACTGAACAAGAATTAAAGACAGCATTAAAACAGGCTAATGATTTAGATGTACAATTTAGTAAGTTAAGCAACTATGATGTACACGATAGAGAAATGGACGAACTGGCACAACTAGCAATTGATGCACATAAGAATTTACAAGACTTGGGTATGAATGTTGAGATACGTCATGCAGGCGAAATATTCTCATCTAGTAGCCAAATGTTAAAGATTGCAGTTGATGCTAAGAACAGCAAAGTTGATAAGAAACTACGTTTATTAAAGTTGAAATTAGATAAACTTAGAATTGATAAACAAAACAAAAGCGAAGATTCTGTCGACGGAACTGCTGTAAAACTAGACCGCAATGAATTGTTGAAACAATTAAAAGGTCTCGATCAATAGGCATCTAGAAGGTATAGGCATAAATAATCAAGCATTTGGAGCCTTTATCTATGAAAAGTTTTAAAGATTATCTAGCAGAATCAGTTAGAGAAACACACTATGCTATTAAGTTAGGCATGGAACCAACTGATGAACAAGTTGAGATGATTGAAAATCACCTCAAGAAATATAATTTAGTTAAGTTTGAAAAGCCAGTTCATGTTAAACAGAAGATTGATTTTTCAAATGTTAATCCTCACAGCACTTGGCAAATGGTAGCTGTAACAGGTAAACCAGTTAGCTCTTATGTTTTAATGCAAGAATTAAAGGCTGCATTAGACATACCAGAAGACTTCATAGTAGTAAGAAGTCCTAATGAACCTGTTCAAGTTTACGCAGATGATTGTGAATTTGATTGTGCTACAGATGCAGATGCAAAAGATAAAGGGTTAGAATCTGCTGCTAGACTTAGCACTGATAGATTTTATGATGATGCCGAACAGCCATTACTAACCGACTTGTTTGGTAACGAATACAATAGAAAGTTATTAGATTATCTAGCTAAGGTTTCAGAAGAACGTCCAACTGACCACTACGAAGCACCTGCTCCGTTATTCAGTTGGTTAGATATGGATAAAGCAATGAAAGACGGTGC